TCCAGAGCCTGTAGAATCATCTCTTTCCCAATTTGATGTTAAAAAATATGAATTTGGTGCAGCTGCTGGTAGAGAATAATTTGATGTTATTCTCCAATGGTCAGCACCAAAAAATGTAGTGTCACCAGAGTCCAAGACATTGGCTGTTCGATTGGAGAGGGATAAGTTCCCAAGTTTTCCATTTGATGTTCCACTTATTGTTAATGCCATAATCTCTCCTTATAATACTACCCAATTACTGCCACTTGGCACAGTTACAGTAACTCCACTTGCTATTGTAATTGGACCAGTTGACATTGCGTTTCTGTTAGTTGAAATAGTGTAATCGTTATCAACACTTTGATCGTTCTCAACAAAGACCTGATCGCCACCAGCACCAGTCGCACCACCACCAACTGCACTCCATGCTGATCCAGTATATATCTCTGCTTGACCAGTAGTGCTATTAAATCGTAGGTAACCAGCAGCTGGACTGCCATCTCTTTGTGCTGTAGTTCCTGATGGAATATAAGCTGAACCAGTATCACTAGACTTTTGAACAAGAGTAGTTCCTGGATTAACTGCTATGCCTAGTGTTTCGTTACCACCATCATTGTTTTCTGTAAAGGAAATATTAGTTGATGCTACTAATTTACCATTCAAGAATCCAGCAGTTGTGTCATTACTTGATACTTTTGTCTTAACATCTGTATCTGCCGAAATAGTATTCCATGCAGAGCCATCATAAAACTTTAAATTATTATCGGTAGAGTTATAGAATAAATCACCTTCATCAAGTGAAGTTGTAGGATCAGCTGAACCTATTCTATAAATGTTTGCAAATGAATTAACATCTGTAATGTTACTAGATACTGTATTAACATTGCTGATTGAACCAGCAACTGTATTAATGTTAGATGCGTTACTAGCTACACTATTAATATTGGTAGCATTACCAGCTACTGAATTAACATTAGCTATGTTGGTTGATACTGTTCCAATATCAGTTTCATCTGCTGCAACTGTAGTAACATCTGAACTTATTCCAGCAACTGTTGTGACATTACCTGATATACCAGCAACTGTAGTTACATTGGAATTGTTAGCACTTACTGTAGTTATTGCATTAGTTGCTATTGTTCCATCTTGAATGTCAGCAAGTAGTGCAATGTCAGCAGTAATAGCTGATAAAGTAGATACATCTGCAATCTCTGGTCCAGCTTCTGGATTACCAGTTGTTGCATTAAAAGCTAATACTTTACCTTTTCTATCATCCTTACCTGGCAACTCCATATCTATAGTAGTAGGATCAGTTACTGGTGCTGTGATTGATCGACTTACATCCTCAGCATTTTGCTGAATAAAGATAGTAAGGGAGTCTAATTCGTCATTTAAAGTGGTTGCAAATAAATCTCCACCAGTTGTGAAGTCAGATGTTCTTTCAATTGTTCTCGCACCTACAATGGTTATTGTTCCAGCTGATGGTGTTGAAACTAGTGTAATACTACCAGTACCATTGGCATTGATAGTAACTGTATAATCTGTAGTGAGTGTTAGCAGAGTAGTATTGTTGTATACTGCTATATCTGTTTGGGCTAGAATCTCAAATGTAAACGCATAAGGTCCAGTTCCACTTGCTGTGAAAACTACCCTTCTTGCTACATTACTAATTGGAACTGCCATAATTTATTTTCCTTTGTTTGTCAAGTTAATTCTAATGGATTTTAAAAAAATATGAAACATTATTTTACTCTTTTACCATGTTTTCTTAATCGCTCATAATTTGCACTTAATCTTTCTTGTAAACTAGCAGAAAATCTTGAATTGTTTATTATTGTTTCTTGAGCTTTTTTATATTCAGTATTAATAATGTCTTGAATTGCTGATTGTTCTTTAGCTAAATTAAAATTATTTATATTTCTGTTTTTGTTAAAGGCAGCAATACGATCCTCAAGCCCATTAGTTTCATAATGGTTTATAATTTTAAAATGAATCTTTTGATCTTTAGTGGCTTCTTTTATTATTTCATACATTTCCTCACCAGTAAATCTTACATTGACAGTAACTCCATCAATAACCTTTGTATAAAATTGTTTTGGCTCGTATTCTCCTAACCCTAATGCAAACATAATGACACGAGATTTATCAACTTTCCCTTTAGAATTATCAAAAGGATTAAAAGCTGCAATCCAACTGCCATTACCAATTTTTATCTTTTTACCTGATATTGGATCAAGTTCTTTTTTTTCAGCAGCAAGTTCACCTTTTGTTTTTACTAACCTTCTATGAGGTGTTTTATAATATGCTCTATCAGCAACCTCTGCCCAGGCAGCAACCATACCCTCAAGTGGATTTTTATAATATCCAGCTGGATCAGTTTTAACAGCTTTATCTATTACAGGAATTTCTCCACCAGCCAATATTCTTTCAATATGTCTAAATGCAGCATTTTCCATTAAACCTAACACAGGTGTGCCACCACGAACAACTTCAGCAGTTTTTTTAGAAATACCAGAAAACATATTATATAAATGTAAAGCTGCTGGTTCTGTACCATTTACAGTAAACATATCCATAAAATCACCAATACCAGTTAAATATGTTTGTTCTCCAAAATATTCGGTAAATGCCATAGTTGCTGCTTGAAAAATATTCATATCATCATCATCAATTTTTGCTTTTGGATTCAAAGTAAAATATTCTGCTGTACTTGCAGCAATTCCCAATAAAGCAGATAAAGGTTCTAAGCCTTTATATGAAACATAAACCTTATCATGTGCAACATGAATAGCATCTTTTCCTAAAAGTTTTGTATACATCTTTACATAACTAGGTTTAAACTCATCCCTATTAAATACAATAGAAAAAGGTCGCCAACCTTGTGATTTTAACAATTCTCTATCTTGATAATTTGGTGGACCATACCCTGTTATTCTTCCACTAAAACCTTGATCCATAAAGTAGTATAGACTTCCACTCCCAAGAGCCATTCTTGCTAGAGCTTTATCAGCTTCTCTCCCACCCTTTAAAATATTTTGATAACCTTTAATATTTAATGGAGTTCGTTGTAAAACTTGAGATGTTATGTTTGCTGGAGTTCTTACAAATACTGCAAAAGCTCTAAGAGGTGCTATACCATATTTTTGTCCAACATTTAATCCTTTTGATAAAGCTAACCACGCACCTTCTAAATCATTAGTAAAAGTATTTACTCTAGCATATTCATTTATATCTTCTAAAATCTCAGGATAATCTTGTGGATTGTTAAAAATATCTGCTTCAAACTTTGCTGCTATTTTCTTTGCATCTTCATCAGACAATCTACCATCTACTAATTTTAAAGATTTTATTTGTTCATCATTTAAAAAAGGTTTTAAATCATCTAAGTTTTTTGTTCCTTTGATTGCATCATATAATTTTAAAGATTGGTCACTAGCATGAAAATTTAACAATTGCAGTTTATTCATTGCTTTAAAAAATTCATCCTCTGCCATTAAAGCTCTACCTGGTAAAGTGGCAGCATGACCATAAAATTTAAATAATGCTTGTTGGGATTTAGCAAAATCACTATCAGCAAATTTACCCATCCCTTCCAAAAGATTTATATCAAAAGAATCTCTACCAGGTCTATCCATTTCAAGTTTGGTCTTTGGATCAATTGGCTTATTTTCTTTAAAAACTTGCTTCATTAATTTCCATGAATATGCAATATTATTAACAAACCCTTTTTGCATAGCAAATACAGACCTAAATTTAATTGCATCCTCAGTTTTAGGAAACAATATCTTTCTTCCTTTGCCTATTGCAGAAGCAGTAAAATACTCTGGAACTTGCCATAAATGAAATAAAGTATTTCCAGCCATGTTTTTTAAATGTGTATAAGGTCCATATAATAAATTATTAACATAACCAGACCACCACATATCTTTTAATTTTCCAAAAGTAGAAGATTGTGCTAATTTTGATCTATCACCTTTAGTGCCTAAAGCAAGATATCTATCTGCCATTTTATTAACAGAATCACTACCACCAGCATTATCTATTATATTTTCAAAGTGCAATGCTCTATCTTTTGTGGCAACTCTTTTCATGCTTAAAACACCAAGAGAACGAGCAACATCTGCTTGTCTACCTTTGACAGCTTTCATTATATTGCCTTCTAAAGCAAGTGCGTTTAAAAACCTTGTTCTTAATTCTTGTGAAACTTCGTCACCATTTCTTCTTAATGTTTGAATTTTGTTTGCATAATGAAAAGTGTTTTGACTTGCATCATTTAAAACAACCATCATTCTAAATGTTTCTTTAGGATCAGCTATTGTTTTTTGACTTTTATCTAATATATAGGCAAGAAATTTTTCATCATAATTATTTTTATTATTAACTTCTATTTGTTTTATTTTTGCATCATCTATATTATCAAAATAATCTGTTAATTTTTTACCAGTTTTATCATCAAATACAGCAAACTTATTTTTTGTTGCTTCTGTTTTCCCAGCTTGTACTGAATAAGTTCTTTTAAATTGTTCAGCAATATCTTTGTAAGATGTAATCTCAACAGCATCTGCACCATATGCTTCAGATACAGTATTAAAATGTTGTTTGAAGGCATCTGGTCCATCAATCCTTAATGTGTTAAACGCACCAGGTGCATACTCTGTTTCACCCCATTTTTTTGGTTTTGTTATTACTGGTGCTTTTTCTGTATTATATAAAACTTTATCACCAAAACCTTCGTCAGCTTGTTTGATAATATATTCACCACCCACTTGCCCTTCTTCTAAAACTTCTTTTTCAAAGTCAGGCATTTCTCGAGTTGCTTGTTCATCTAAAGATTGATTTGCTTTTTCATTTGAATTTTTATTTTTATCTGCAAAAGTTTTAAATGCTTTACTTTCTGTAACAGCTTTTAATATTTCTTGCTTTGTTCCACCAGCAACAACAATAGATTCATCTTCTTCAGCTTCTACACGAGTATCAACATTTGGATCTAATATTGTTTCTTCTACAGGATTAGGTGTGTTTTTTTCTATAGCCGAAGAAATCATAGTATCTAAATTTTTAGAAGATTCACTTCTCATTTCTTTGCCTTCTTAGTTTTTTTAATGTTTTGTTTTATGTCTTTTAAAACTTCAGTTCCTTTTTCTGTAACAACTTTTGCTATTTTCTTTGATTTAAAAAGACTTCCTAAACTTAAGAGCTCACTAAAAGTTTCTACAGGTTGTGCATATTTTGTTCTTAATATTGCAACCTCATCAAAATGTTTTTTTACATCTTCGCTTGTAGGAAATTTATCTATCAAAGCTATGACATTATTTGCAGATTCTGGATCAATATTAGCCATTTTTAAAAACTTTTTACCAATCTCTGAATATTCTTGTACAGTTGCACTTTTATTCATTACACCACCTACTATGTTTAAAATTTCAACAACATCACCAGGTAAGCCAAGAAATGCTTGAGTAGCACCTTTTACTGGTGCTTTTGCCATATCTAATACAGCAACCCCAAAATCAGCAAAAAATCTAGCATACTCCATTGGATCGGATTTATCGTAAATATGTAAAGGTATTTTTTCTCCACCAGCTTCTTGTATTTCTTTTACAACTCTTTCTGCACCAGCTTCTTGAGATCGAGCCATCATACCTTTTGATTTTTGTAATGCTCTTTTTTTAAAACCAAATGTTTCTGCTTCATATTTTTCAAAAGCATTATCTATAGATGGGAACATAATATCATTCATAACTATTGCTCACTTTTACTAGCTTCCTCTAATTTGTCATATTGATTAATTGCATTAATGATATCAGCATAAAGCTGTTTTTGTTCTTCTGTTGAAGTTTCACTATCAAATTTTGGACCATAATATTTTTCAAAAAATTCTTTATTTAAATGCCCAGATTTTTTAACATCTTCTCTTAAATTTTCTAATGGTTGACGATCTTCTTCATTTAATCCATAAAAATCAAACTCTTCTGGATTGTCCAATATGTCAGATAATATTTTAACAATCTTATTTGTATTTTCTTGAGCTTGTTCCATTAATGGCATAGTTTTATATTTTTTAATAACTTCGTCTCTAACTTCCTTTCTATTAATAGGAAGCCCTTTTTTTTCTAATTTATCTAACTCATCTCTATATTCATTTAAAGCTAAAGGTAAAAATCTTTTAAAAACATTATCATATTGCCAACTACCAATAGATGCTTCAACCACACCAAATTCTCGTTGTATATATCTTCTATCTTCAGTTAAATTTTTATCTATAACATTGTTATATGTTGTTTGAAATAATTTAGCTTCTTCTTCATTTATTAAATTACCAACAACCATACTCATAATTTCGTTAAACCCAACTTCGCCATTTATAATTTTATTATTCATTGCAGTTATAAATTCAAAAGTATTTTCTATCTCAGTTGGCTCTTCTAAAAACTTTCTGTAACCTTGAGCAACTTTATCTTCAAAACCTAAAAGAGTTAAACTTTCATCAAGTATAGCTTTTATATCATTAATCTCTGTTGCTTCATCATGTGTAATTCCATCTTCTTTTGATTTTCTTATTAACTTTTTTAAATCATTAAATTTCTCATAAAATTCTTGTTTTTTATTTAAAACAAATTCTTTGTCTTGAGCTTGTTCTTGCTGTATAGTATTGTTGACAATATTTCTTATAGTTTCAGCATATTGTGCTTTGTCACCAATTAAATCATTAAACTCTTTAACTTTGCCAGTTAATATTGCAGCATACAAATCTGTTCTTTCAAGATTATTATCCTTTAACCATTTTTCTGATGTTATAGTATTTGTTATATAAAACTCAGTTTCTTGTTTTGTTAAGGTATCAATTCTAGTATTTAATGTTTTTTTCTTTTCAGTTTGATCACCATAACTAATATCAATACTATCTTTTAAAAGATTTCGAAAATTTTGTATTTCATTAATTTTTTCCGAAATAGTTAAAGCAGAATTATTAAGAGTAGAAGATAAATAACTAGGCAAACTATCAATTCCTTTATTAAAATTGCTATCTAGACTTACATTTCGTGCAGATTTTTGTTGTTTAAATAATTCATCTCTAAAATTTTTATGATGACCACTAATTAATGTATTAAGTTTCATTGCAGAATTTCTATCAAAACTTATAAGAGCTTTTGCATATCCATACAGAGCATTTGTTTCAACACTTAACTCACTAATATTAGTAATTTCACCATTAATAATTTTTTCTTTAATTGTAGCAGCATCTGCATTTACATTATTTTGAAGCTCACTATATGCTTGATCTGCTATTAATTGATTAGTTTGATCTTTCTTTTTTTTCTGTGCAGTAGCTACACCAGTTACAGCTTGTGTTATTTTATCTAACGCAAAATTAAGAGCTTCACTCTGTCTACGACTCGCAGCAATAGTTGGTCGTAAATCAACAGGCACACTTGTATTAGAAAGTAAATCTCTTGCTGGTTTTATTAAAGGAAGTTCTGCCATATTATTAACCTATGTTTGTGATCCATAATATGCAGCTTCACCAAGATAACCAACTGCTTGTAAATTACCAGCTCGTCTTGTTTGCTCTGCTGTAGCTAATGCTTGACCAGCTTGGAATCCAGCACTTCCTTCTAATGTAGATGCTTGTCTAATAAGAGTTTGATATGCTTGACCAGCTTCAGTTGCATTTTGAACAGTTATATTTAGAGCTGTACCAGAAAACGCATCTACCCCACCAGCTGCTGCTCTTGCAAATGCTGCTGCATTAAATCGTCTTTGCTCATCTATAACATCAAGAGCTTGTTCTTCTTTATCTAATGCTGCTTGTTGAGTTTTTATCTTATCAAACTGACCTTGCAACTCAATCATTTTAGCTTCTGTTTTAGCTTGTTTTCTAGCTGCTATTGCTTGAAAAATTTTTAAACCAACTGCGACTGCTTCCATATTATGTTCCTTGATGTGTTGCTACTTTATACTCCATACCAAGAAGTGTTAGCTTCAATGGTACATCCTGTTCAATGGTTATTTTACCTTCATCAGTATAACCAAGTATTCCATGTAGAGTTTTAGTGCCTGTAAATGCTGGTACTGCTTCATCTAATATATCTGATCCTAAAGCTCTAAAAGGAATATTTGTTCCATTAATCTTCATATGTTGTGAGTTTAACACCAAAGCATTAACCTCTACTATTCTTTTCTTAAATCCTAATCGTGTTCCTACTGCTAGTCTTAACTCTACTGGCATAGTAACTGCCTTAGTTGTAAATGGTAACCCAACTTGAAATGATGATGTCGATGCTCTAGCAAATGTAACTGTGTTACTTGATACAGCTTGTTGCGTTTGAACTGCACCATCTAAGATAATATCTACTGTAGCTGTATCTAAATGTGCTACAGTTGCAGATGAACCTGTTGTGCCAGTTACTGCACTATCAACTAACATATCATCATCAAAATACTCTAAAAAGTAATAATCAGTAGAATCAATCGTTCTTTTAACTACAGTATATATTGTTGTTATATCAACTCCAACATCTAAGTAATTACCATCTGTATTCCATTCTGATGGTGCTATTACATTCTGTGATCGAAGCAATGAATAGACTGCCATCGTTCCATCATCTGCATTTGTAATAAGTAACAAATCATTCTCATCTGTAGCAACTGATTTTCTTAATGCTATATTTGTAGGGTTTTTAAGTAAATGTCCATTAAGTAAACTAACTTTTGTAGTTATATATGATAACGATGTATCAGTAAAAGCAAACTCACTTAATGATTTACCTTGTCTTTGTAAAAACAAAGTTCCTGTTTCTAACTGTTGCACTCGTACATTTTCTTTTGCACCATTACGAGTTGCAGTTCTTATAAAAAAGTTCAATGGAGTGATAGGATCAAGACCTTGTTGTGGTACATAGAACTCACCACCAGTAGTAAAGATTTGTAAATCACGACCACTTGTAATATCAACAATACTGTTAAAAGTAGATGTATCAAGAGTAGCTTCAAGTGCATCATCTTCTAATCCTTCTTCTGGATCAAAGTCAAAGAACAATCCCACCTTACTACCAAAGACTGTAGATGGTCGTGACTTAACACCACCAAAAAATAATCTACCTTCATGAAATGTTACTGTCCTAGGATATCCTCTTGTGGCACTCCATACAGCTTCGTATCCAGTTTCTAACTCCCAACTTCCACTAGCTATAGCACTTGTATCAAAAAATGGAAACTCTGTTACGACTTTTACAACAGTTGAACTTACTCGTTGCACAATTTTTGCTCTACCTTGTGGTGAAGCATTAATATACTGACCAACATGAGATGCACTAAATACACCACTACTTGCTGTTATCTGTACATTGCCTGATACTTTGTTAGGAGTAATTGTTCCAGTTGGATTGCTTGATGCTGGTACATAATCATATTTTGGTATCGAATCAAATGTAATAGCAGATGCTGTCCAGTTGCTATCTCCAGCACCTCTTACTATCTTTATAGGTGCTAAATCTTCTTGTACTACTATTAATGTATCAGCACTTTGTACCCAACACATTTTCTCAACAATAGTACCAGTTAATCCTAATGAGCTAGTATCTAAATAATCATTACCACTACCATTAATATCTGTAATAACTTGTTTGTTTTTGACTACAATCATTCTATTGTGAGTGAATACTAACATATAAGAATCACTTGTAGAAAACTCAAATGATACTAATCTACTACCATTAGCTACAGAGTCTGAACCTGTATTAGGTAGCGATGCTAAATACTTTGAACCAGGTCTACGATGAATACCACCTTGTGGTTGTACCACAAAGTTATTACATTCTTCTAGTGCATTGGTGTATGCTTGTAAATCTACTCTTGCACGAAGAAGTGGATCAAGCTCACCTGTAGAAAAGTTTGTTTGTAAACTTACAAATCTTGCCATTAATTACGAACCTCAATTAGCGAGTAATCATCAATATAGTTATTAGGTTGTGTTTGTCCATCAATACTAATAGCTGTTCTAAAGTAGCCACCTCTACCATTCTCACCTGGTGTTCCTACAGCTACTGACTGCCAGTATGCAGCTTTATCAGTTTGATCTGTAATAGGCAGGGATAAATGCCATGCCATGTAATATTTTAAAAACTGTACAAAGTAAGTAGGCATTTCAAATGGTTCAACATCATATTGATAGTCAACATAGACAGTTGTTTCATTAGTCAACAACTTGTCTTGTAAAATTCTATAAGCATTAATTGGTCTTTGCCCAGCTGTGTTTGATATAAACACTTGCCTTGGTGGACCAATGCGATCACTTGGTAATTGATATTCGTATGTATATTCTGTCGTAGGGGTAGTAGCTAGTCTTGCAACTTGAACTTTCTTAAAGCTAAATGTCCAAGGATATTGCATAAGAGATTGTTTCTTTATATCTTCAAACAATGAAGCACAAATATTTGCTGAATCAGTTCCTTCTGTAAATGAGCTGATTGATTTTGCACCAATCATTAATAATGCGTCTGAACAAATTCCTAGTGCTGTATCTCCACTTGCCATACTTTCCCTTTATAAAGACAAAAGGGTAGCCATAAGACTACCCTTAGGTTTGATTAATAGATGAAAATTAATCTGAGTCAGTTGCTGTAATTGTAAGACCATCTGTCACATCAACGACACCTGAAGCATTACTTGCAACATATACCCAGCTCAATGCTTGAGTGCCACCAGTTGAAGTTCTGCATAAAATTACATCACCAACTTCTAATGTATCAGAAAGATCATTGAAGTAGCCAGATGTGTTTACATCAGCAATAGCATCTGCTGTACTGTAACCATATAAGGATACTGCATTTCCACTCTTTGATGCACCATAAGTAGTGAATCCTGTTTTGTCAAAAGCCATTCTCTATCTCCTTATTCTCTAGCTGTTAATTTAACAATACCTTCGTCATCGATAGCTATTGAACCAGCAGAGAAAACAGAGTTGACTAAGAAAGAAGTTTTCTCAGCAACATAGTTAATCTCAGTTCTAGCTGCAATACCTTCGCCATAACCGACTGCATCTTTATGGAAAGCATAAAGAGTTCTGTCGCTTGAACCATCGATAGGTAATCCACCTTCTGATCTATCTCCAAGTACATGGAAAGTAAATCCTAAGAATGTGTTAATCTCACCAGCAACTAATGCACGAACTGTATTAAAGTCTGCACTTGTTACACTAGTTTCAGATAGTAAAGAAGCTAAAGAATTAGCATGAATAATCATGTGTCTATCTGTTGGTGGAACATTGTTTGTATCCAACAACTTCTTAGCTTCTCTTAGCTTGGCTACATTCATATTAGTATCTGTACCACCAATATCATTAGATACAGTTAATGATGTAGATGAACCATTAAGTGCATCTAAGATTAACTGGTCTTGTCTTCTACCAATTGCATTAGATACAACTTGAACTAGCTCTTGTCTTTCATCAAAATTAACTTTAGCTTGATTAAAGATGTCAGAATACTCTGCTGCATTGTAGTCGCTAAGAGTACAAGTTACTTGTGAAAATGAAACATTAAGTGGTGTAACATCAGATTGTGGAACTCTTAACTGAGCAACACCTTTCCCAATCTTTGGGAACTTAACTGTTGAACCTTCAACTCCTCGTCTTTGTCTAACTGCACCAACAAGCTGTGCTTTACCTTGGTATGCTTGTTTGACTTCAGCATCAAAGAGAGTAATGAAAGCATTAGATAATGAAACTGCCATATTAACTCCTAATAAAAAAAATTAAAGTAAAGTTTTTTTCGTTGGAATAAGCCAAAATTTGCTTTTGGGTTCTAACTTGCTATTTACGATAGCCAGTCGCAGTCTTACTGAGTACAAGGGTTGATATAAAATCAATATGCCTTAGTTTTCTTCTAATGGTTTTTTTAATAAAATGCAACAAAAAAAAGGGAGTCCGAAGACTCCCAAACTTCCTGGGGGAAAGTTAGTTTATCCAAATGTTTGTTGAAACATCCTCTCAACTTTTTGTCTGTAAGCTGGATTTTCTTTGTATTCCTTGCTACCAACCATTTGATAGAGTTCTTCCTTAGAAGGCATACCATCAACAGGTTGAGAATTTACTGGAATCCTTGTTCCTTCAAATGCTTCTCTTAATTTTGTAATAACCTTTATCCCTTTTGCTGTGCCACCCATGATTTTAAACTCCTCAAAATCATCCTCACCTAAAACACCTTTTCTAACTAGACCATTAGCCCAATCAATAGTATTTTTAATAATCTGGTCAGCATTAGGACCAAGAGCTTTCTTTTCTGCTTCTAATGATTGTTGTGCAACTTGTGCTTCATTACCTTGCATTTCAACAACCTTACCTACTAAATCATCAAATGCACCTTGACTGATTCCATATTCTTTTGCCCATGATGTAACATGAGATTTAATAGGATCATCATCAGGTATACTACCAAAAACTTCAGTATTGTATTTGCCATCTTTAGGTGCTTTGTGACTTCCTTGTGAGATTTGTTTCCTTAAATCCATCCAAGACTTAGATAACTTTTCAATCTCTGGCTCACTTGTTTCACTATTCCAAAAGTTCTCAGGATACCAATCAGGTCTTTCTAAGGGTTCGTCATCTTCTTCTTCGATCGCTTCTTTGTGGTCGATCTCTGCTGCTTGGGGGTTTGTCTGGTTCTCATCTTCTTCTTGCGAAATGGTCGCTGAATCCAATAAGCCAGATTCTTCCTGAGTTTCTTGAGAAACTTCACTACTGGGTTGGTTTTCATTTGTCTCCATTATAATTTTCTCGCTTTCGCTATTCTATTAAAAATATCTCTAACCACACTATTTTGTCCTTCTCTGTAATACGCATGACTAGAGTCCGATCCAGGAATCGCAACAGGTTGATCTAAATAAACTTGCTTAAGCCAGTTAAGTAATTTCATCCCATCTTCATCCTTGAATACTCTAAGCACCAATCTATTATGGTCATCTATAATTTGTTGATTATCTTTTATTTCTTTATTCTTTGGTTGTTCTAAATCTTCCCACCCAGACATTTACACTCCTTTAGCTACTGCTTGTTGTACTACTTGTTGTGCAGCTTCAGGATTTTGTTGTGCTGCCATTTGAGCCATTTCCTGTGCTTGTTGCATACGAATAGCTCTCTCTTGAGGTGATAGTATTAGACTTGCTGGTACATTGAGTTTATCAGCTACATAATCTAACATATCTCCTACCTTAAGCATCATCTGACCTTCAGGTCCAGCACCTTGTGCAATCTGAGCAAACTGTAGAATACCATTTACTTCTTCCATACTTTGAGCTTGAGCAAGTGGTGCTACTGGACTAATCTTCACTTCTAGTCCATTTACTTTTAATGGTAAGTCAATCAATCCTCTATCATCCATAACTTGCAATATCTTTGCTGTAAGTGGGATCATAGTTTCATTAATTAATCTACCAAATGCAGAACCAAGATTCTGTGATAATTCTTTCATTCTCTCAACAATCTCTGTTGCTGAACGAGCTGACATATTGTCTGGTGGTAATGACTCATCAAGTAAGACTCTCTTAATGTTCATTCTTAAATCATTAATAACAATCTGAGATACATTAAAATCACCAGCTCTTGGTAGTGGTCTTAATGATTCTCCTTGTGGTCCACCATTTCTTGCTACAGGAATAATAGCACCAGGTACAATCTTTAATGTAGCTGGATTCAATACTCCATCATCTGCTGCTGTATATACTCCAGCAATAGCAAGTGATGCGTTCTTAAGTAATAGCTCTAATGTTTTATTTAATGTTTTGATATCTGCAATAGCAGTAACAAGTGGTCCTCTACCATATATCTCACCTGATACTTTCATGTATCGAGATACAATCCAAGGAGTATACTTCATGCGTCTATAAACTATTTCAGACTTACTTTCCTTGTGAATAACATGGTAACAGTAATCACCTCTTTTAACATCAAATATAGTAGCTTCAATTAAATCCACATCTTCTGTTGGTTTCTCATCTATCTTTCTTTGTAGCTTCTCATCTATCTTTGCATCTTTCCATTGCTGTTGGATGGCTTCACCTTTCATTCTCATTCTTCGATAAACATTATCTACCTGACCATTCGCACCTTCTTCAAAAGAAACTAAGAACTGAGGAACAGGAATAAAGTTAATAGGGGAGTTATCATCTCCTGGTTGAATCATAAGCACAGCTGTACCAACTGCAAGATCAAGTAAGAACTCACCCATAGCAATATCAAAGTTTGTTTGCTTGAGTGTTGAAAACATTTTTTCTGTATAAACATCAAGTGCTGCTTGAGCTTCTGATCTTCTTTCTAATGGAATATCTGGACCTGGCTCTAACCTACACCACTTTCTTTGTGGTGGGAATATGCCAGATTGCAGACGATTAGCAAATCGTTGTGTTGAGTTAATAGCAGTAGAATCAAACACTCTAGCCATCTTCTTGCTACCACCTACTTTACCTTCATAGTAACCATCATATAAATTTCTTTGTGGTAGTGCGAACTCATAACAATCTTCATATAAATCTCTAAAATCTTCTTTACGACTTAAAGCAATGTCATGTCTTTTTAAAACTTGTTCTGGTGTTAATCTCATCATCTCTGCCATAATTATGCTGCCTTCTGTGCTTTGTATTGTGCCAATAAACCTCTACCTTTTCTTGCTAGTTTATGTGCTGCTGCTATTGTTTGTGGAACTGGCTCACCCCATGGATGTGCCGACTTAGCTAATCTAGTTGATTCGCCTTTTGGATTCTTCATTGGACCAGAAGGATTAGAAAAAGCTCTAACTAAATACATTCCTTTTCTTTTTTTCTTCTCAGGAGTATCTGCTTTACCTTTAACTCCAGGTTTTAAATTCATCCCTTGAGCATTATAAAATTTTCTACCCTTTGCAGATAATCCACCTGATTCTTCTTTATGTTCTTTTCTCATTATTCATACCAAGTTAAAATTATATGTGCCATGTGTGCTGCACCATTGACATTTGTTAATCGAAATAAATAAGTTGTTAGTGGTGCTAAGACAAACTGAAAACTTCTACCTCCAGCACCAGCAGATGCACCTCCAGTTCCACCAGGAATAAAACTAGCATACTTTTCTGTTCCTAATGTTGTTACAGTAGGATTAAGAAGTATTGCACTTTGTGATGTGTTAGATGAATTAAAATTTCTGTTAAGTGCTGGAACAGATGTGCCACCAGTAACAACTGATCCTGAATAAATATAAAACTCTGCATCCCCACCAGTTTCGACATCCTCATGTAAGTGAGCATACACTCCACTAGCAAATGCAATAGCTACATCAATACTTGCACCAGATGCTAATTTAGCTGAATCAGGATATAATTTATTATAATAAAATCCTTTGCCTTCATGTAATCGTAAATGATTAATATCAACTGTAGGCATAGGTTTTTCACTAGATACTAAAGTCTGAATATTATCTTTATCAACATAACTTGGATTGTTATGGATACTTTTTGTATTGAGTGATTCTCTAGTTACAGTTATTGGCATTAAGTATACCTACTCGTTTTCTTTGCTATACTCTTAGGTTGTTTTACAAACTGTTTACCAGCTTTTGTACCTTTGCGTTTCTCAGCTGTAGTACGAGCATATTCAGAACTAGACATAGCTTTTATAGCAGCTTCTGGCAAATATCTTTCTCCAGTTGCTTTTGGACCTTGCGTTGATGGTTTACCAGATTTAGTTCGCCATTTTTGCTTAGTCCAACGAACTAATCTTTCTTGACTTTCCTTCACGATGTATACCCACCACCTCTAGCTTTGTAAGTCTTAGCTAACATCTGAGCTTTACGAGCTGACCATTGACCAGGTTTTCCACCTTTGCCACCAGCTTTGATTTGGTTAAAAATAGCTTTACGCATTTTAGGATTGGTATAATTACCAGCTTTATTAACAGTAGACTTTGCCACTATGCACTCTTGCGTGACTTAGCCATAGCTATTGCCATAGCTTGATCTTTGCTTTTTACTACAGCACCAGAGCCAGACTTGAGTTTTCCAGTCTTATATTCCTTCATAACCTGACGAACTGCACCATTCATAGTTTTCTTTTTCTTTGGTCTACCTACTTTTGAACCATATGTTCCTTTACCATAAGGCATACTATTCTCCTATACTGTTTGTGAATCGCCACCAAGCTTTGATTGCATACCTTGGTCGTCAGTTTGAGCAGTACCGAATCTTGCTTTTGCAAGTAATGCCCTTCTTCCTCGTTTCTTTACTGAAGCTAACTTAGCAGCTTCTTCTTCTGCCATAATTCTTTTTTCCTCATCTAGCTCTTTTCTTCTAGCTTCAGCTTCTAATTTTTGTTGCTCTAATTCTTTTTCTTGTGCTTTGATAGCAGCAGAGTTACTACCTCCACCACCACCACCTCCGAGAATACCACCCATAGTTATTTCCTCATCATGTAATAGTTAGCTTTGTCTGGACCATATCCTCTCAATATTCCTTCTTCAGTAAAGCCAAGAAATCTTGCCCAAGATACTGCCCTCTTATCTCGGATTCTAACCGTTATCTGTAGGCGATGCAATGCAAGGGATATCGGAACTATATCAATAAATCGCTTTGAGTATTTTGTAAGGGTGTAAGGTTTGTTTCTTATCTTATCATCTGCAATCATCCATGCTTCAGCTACCCCATTCCATATCGGAACGATACCAAAAACCATTACAGGATTTAAATGTAAAAAAACAGTAGCACAAAATCCAACTTCACTTTGCCACTCTAATCTTTCTCCGATATTAAGATATTGAGATTGAGCTACTAAATCTTGTTGGGTAATGTTCATTGCTTCATAATGAACTGAGCTAAATGGCATAAAGAATACACCATTAGGTTTTTTCTTATTTAATTCATCAAAGAGATGTGAATACATCAAAGTCTGTATTTGCTACAGTCTGAGCAATAAAGGTATTCTTATTCAATCCTGATCGTGTCATGCGTTTATGTTCCCCACCACCAAGCAGTAAGTAACCAAAAGCATCACCAATGTGCGAATGTTCATTCTTGTTAGGAGAATCTTTGAATCGTTCTTGACCAGCACCTATAGCTAGTCGTTTAAAGTGATATCCACCAGCAAGTGATTTACGAAGGAGTTTACATTCTCTTGAAATAATTAAACCTGGTTTACCTTCTACCAGTCTTAGCATTGGTGCAGCTGCTGCTTCTCGTCTAACCATAAATTTGTTAGAATGAGTAGGTTGTGCATTTAGACCTAGAGTTTTCAAATGGTCAAATGCTGTTACTTCATAGATAGCATCTCTAGCTAAACCAGCTGGATCACCCCATACCATCAGTTGAGCTTTAGGGAACTTCCCATTTAACTCAGCTAATAACTGATTACCAAACCTTTCCAATCCCATGTCAAAGGTTACGATTTCGTGTAGAACAATCCACCTACCATTGTTGAGTCTTTGCCCAATTACAGCTGCTGGTGTTAATCCGAAGTCCAGTCCTATTTGAATTGGAAGGTTAGGATCGTATTCTACATCACCTGACATTAACATATCATCGTACTCATGCCAAACAGGTTTCCCTTCTTGCACATAAGTATATTTACCTTCAGCATAGCATCGTACCCAATCTAAGTTCTTTCCACCTAGCATTTGCATATAGTAGCCAGATGGTAAGTTGTTGATATTTTCAGCAAGGGGGTTCAGCTTCCACCACCTCCCACTAGCAAAGATATGGTCGTTTGCTTCTGGGTTCTCTGGTAAAACATCTGGTGGCACTTCAACAACTCCACCTGGTTGTTCAAAAAACTTCCATCCAAATTTTCCTGTGAGTTT